AGCAAAGAGGTGTCAGAGTAAAAGATGATGCCGCAAATATACAACCAGGAGAATTTAAAGATGTTGACACTCCAGGTGGTAATCTAAAAGATGCTTTCGTATTCTTACCTTACAAAGAACCATCAGCAACTTTATTACAGTTGATGGGAATTGTAGTTCAAGCAGGACAAAGATTCGCGTCCATTGCTGACATGCAGGTTGGGGACGGAAATCAACAGGCCGCTGTTGGTACGACCGTAGCTCTTTTAGAACGTGGTTCAAGAGTAATGTCAGCAATTCATAAAAGACTTTACGTAGGTCTAAAACAAGAATTTAAAATACTTGCCAAAATATTTGGTGAGTCATTACCACCAGAATATCCTTACGATGTTCCTGGTGCATCAAGAAATATTAAAGCAACAGATTTTGATGACAGAGTAGATATTTTACCTGTGGCTGATCCTAATATATTTTCTATGAGTCAGAGAGTATCTTTAGCACAAGAACAATTAAGATTAGCAACTTCTAATCCACAAATGCATAACATGTATATGGCATACAGAGGAATGTACGAGGCAATCGGTGTAAAAGATATTGATAGAGTGTTACCACCACCTCCACCTAACATGCCAAAAGATCCAGCCTTAGAACACATTGATGCAATGGCCGGTAAACCTTTTCAAGCTTTTCCAGGTCAAGATCACAGAGCACACATTACAGCTCACTTAAATTTTATGGCAAGTAACTTTGTTAGAAACAATCCTAGCATTACTGCAGCGTTAGAAAAAAATATTATGGAGCACATATCATTGATGGCACAAGAACAGGTACAATTAGAATTTCCACAAGAAATGCAAATGCTACCACAAATGCAACAAATGGCTGTACAGAATCCACAAATAAAACAACAGCTACAACAAATATCTCAAAAGATAGAAGCTAGAAAAGCTTTATTGATTGCTGATATGACTGAGGACTTTATGAAAGAAGAAAAACAAATAACTTCTCAGTTCGATCACGATCCATTACTTAAATTAAAACAAAGAGAAGTTGATTTAAAAGCTATGGAAACAGAACGTAAGATCAATGAGGACGAAGCAAGAATTAATCTTGATAGAGCTAAGATGGTACAAGCAAAAGATCTAAACGAACAAAAACTTGAACAAAACGAAGAATTAGCTAAATTAAGAGCTGATACAGCCATTGAAAAATCAATGATGTCTGCAGATGTTAAACTAACATCAGACGCTATGAAGGCTAGAGACGTAAATGTCTTGAAAGGGCCGAAAAGATAGTATAATAACAATTAGGAGAAAATTATGAAGGACCCAAAAATAACAAAACCAGTTGGAGTAAACAAAGACGGTTACGCTAGTGGCGGAGTGCAAATAGAAGTACCCTCTCAAAACTTACAATTAGATCCAAGATCTAAAACAAGTATCAGAGGACAAAACTATGTTGCTCAAGGTGACACTGTAACTGTTAAAGGTACAAAAACTAGAAAACCTGTTAAGGCTACTTGGTACTAACATGTGGTTGTCGGCAATAAAATTAGCCGTATCTGCTGGAAGTAAAATTTACGCTAACAAGCAGAAAACAAAAATGGCTATGTCAGAAGCACAGCTTATGCATGCAACTAAGATGGCTCAAGGTGAGGAAGCTTACCAAGGCAAATTATTAGAGGCAAGGCAATCGGACTGGAAGGACGAGGCCGTTTTGATAATTCTAAGTTTGCCCGTGTTGGTGCTTGCTTGGGCAGTGATATCGGATGATCCAACAGCGATGGACAAGGTAAAATTATTTTTTGATATGTTCTCTCAGCTGCCGTCATGGTTTACAAATTTGTGGATCCTTGTAGTGGCTTCGATATATGGTATAAAAGGAACTCAAATTTTTAGAAACGGAGGAAAAAAATGAGACAAAACGGAGTAAGATCAGGTGTTAGATTTCCAACTGGAGCGTCTGGCATGAAAAAAGGTGGATCTGCTAAAAAGAAAAAGCAGGGCTACAAAGATAGAAAAGACGAATCTATCGCTATGAGAATTAAAAAGAAAAGAACTAAGAAACAATTAAAAGATTCAAGAGATGAGTCTTATGGTAAGTTCGGTTCTAAAGCGAAGAAGTCTGGTAAAATAAACAAGTAATGTTTAAAAAGTTAAAACATTTTATTTGCAAATTATTTAACATCAAAGCATGTATGTGTGATGAAGTTGATGAGCATATAGAATATTTTACAGAAATACCTGAACCGGATGTACCGGTTCACAAACCAAAACATTGTGGATCGCATACAAGATTTATAAAGTCTTGCCATCAATGTCTTGCAATAACACAATAAGGAGAAAATATGCCTGGACTAAAAAAAATGATGATGATGAAAAAAGGTGGAAAAGCTAAGAAGAAAAGTAAATTTCCAGATCATTCAGGTGATGGTAAAATCACTAAAAAAGATATCTTAATGGCAAAAGGAATTATTCCTAAAACCAAAAAGAAAATGAAAAAAGGTAAAAAGTAATGGCTAAACTTTGTCCAAAAGGAAAAGCAGCAGCGAAGCGAAAATTCAAAGTGTACCCTTCGGCGTATGCGAACATGTACGCATCAGCAGTTTGTTCTGGTAAAGTAACACCAGGTGGAAAAAAGAAACGTAAGAAAAAAGCTGATGGTGGCATTATAGACATGACTAGAATGTCGATGGTGTAATGGCTGAAAAAGGTTTACGAGCTTGGGTTAAAGAAAAATGGGTTGACATAGGTGCGCCTAAAAAAGATGGTAAGTATCAACCTTGTGGAAGATCAAAAGGATCTAAAAGAAAATATCCAAAATGTGTACCACTTGCTAAAGCAAGTAGAATGTCTAAAGGACAAAAAGCATCTGCAGTAAGAAGAAAAAGAGCTGCTGGAAATCCTGGTGGTAAACCTACAAATGTTTCAACTTTTGCAAAAAGAAAAAAAGCAATGAATGGTGGATTAATCAACATGACTAGAATGGTAAATGTATAATGGCTGATAATCCTATTAGAAGAACTACTGGTAAAGGTGGTAATTATAGAAAAACAAAATCTGGAGCAGGTATGACTAAGAAGGGTGTCGCTGCTTACAGAAGAGCAAACCCTGGAAGTAAACTAAAAACAGCCGTGACCGGAAAAGTGAAGAAAGGGTCCAAAGCTGCTAATCGTAGAAAATCATACTGCGCTAGATCATTAGGCCAATTAAAAAGGTCTTCAGCAAAAACACGTAACGATCCTAACTCACGAATCCGTCAAGCTAGAAGGAGATGGAAATGTTAAAAAAGAAAAAAATAAAAGGTGTAATTAAAGGTTTAAAAAAAGCTTCTAAGTTACATGCTAAACAAGCTAAAACATTAAAAGGAGTATTACGTGGAACCAGAACAAGTACTAGATCAACTAAACAAAAGAATAACTAACAGAGTAAAACAGTTAGCCATATCTGTCACATCGGGTGGTGTTGACAACATGGAAACTTATAAGTATATCATAGGACAGATTAATGCACTGGAATCAGTGCGTCAGGAAATCTCTAACCTGCAACAAGATGAAGGAGCACAAAATGAAAACACAGGAACAGTCGTCGACCTCAAAGGAAGAAGTCCCAAAAATTAAAGAAGGTCTACTAGACAAATACGAGAAAGAACCAGTAAAAGAAGTTACTAGAGAAGCAACTAAGTTACCCAAACCAACAGGTTGGCGTATGTTAGTTTTACCATTTAGAATGAAAGAAAAAACTGATGGTGGACTTTTACTAGGAACTGAAACAATTGATAGACAACAAGTTGCATCGCAATGCGGAAACGTTCTTGCAATGGGACCTGATTGTTACAACGATCCAAAAAGATTTAGCGATGGTCCGTGGTGCAAGGTAGGAGACTGGGTAGTCTTCGCACGTTACGCCGGATCACGAATAGAGATTGAGGGTGGGGAAGTTCGTCTTCTTAATGATGACGAAGTATTAGCAACTGTACAGGATCCAACAGATATCCTGCACAAATTTTAACATAGGAAGGACACTATGCCAGAGGAAGAAAAAAGAAAAGGACTAGGTGATATACCTGTTGATATAGATACATCGGGACCAGAGGTTGATGTAACTTTAGAAGACAGTAAAGAAGAAGCTGTAACACCACAGCCGGAACAAGAACAAGGAACAGACAAGACATATGAAAATGAAAGAGAAACAAAGTTAGAAGAAAAAAAGGAAGATGAAAAATTAGAAGACTACAGTAGAGGAGTGCAATCTAGAATTGCTAAACTTACACGTAAGATGAGAGAAGCAGAACGTAAAGAAGCTGCCGCTCTTCAATACGCTGCTGCAGTCGAAGCACAAAGAAAAAAAGATCAGGAAAAATTTAATAAAGTTGATTCTGATTATAATGCTAAATTTGAGGAAACTGTTAAGTCTGGTATGGAGATGGCACAAAAGCAATTAGCTTCAGCCATTGAAGCAGGTGATGCAAATGCTCAAGTTGAAGCAAATAAAAAAATTGCTGAATTAGCTTTCGAGAACGCTAAAATTAAGCAAAGAAAAGAAAGACCGGTTGAGCAGGAAGAAACACCTGTAAGACTATCTGACGGTGGACAATTACCAAATGAAACCCCTCAACAAATGCCTCAAGCTGATCCTATGGCTGAAGATTGGGCTGCAAGAAATAAATGGTTTGGAACAGATAGAGCCATGACATTTACTGCGTTCGAAATTCACAAAGATTTAGTAGAAAAAGAAGGCTACGATCCTAAATCAAACGAATATTACGAAGAGATTGATAAAAGGATTAGAGTTGACTTCGGACACAAATTTGATAATAATGAAACTAAGCAAACGAACAGGGCCGTTCAGTCGGTAGCTTCGGCTAACAGAAGCTCAAAACCTGGTCGCAAACAAGTGAGACTCACATCGTCTCAAGTAGCAATAGCTAAAAAATTAGGTGTGCCACTCGAAGAATATGCAAAACAATTAAAACTCACGGAAGGAGCATAAGCATATGAAAATAGAAAACGAAAAAGTAACTTCTCGTGCGGCTGGAACTCGGTCAAAAACTGAAAGACCAAAAGAGTACAAGCCCCCATCATCTCTAGATGCACCACCAGCGCCTGATGGATTTAGGCACAGATGGATAAGAGCTGAATCAATGGGTTTCAATGATTCCAAGAACATTCATGGAAGATTGAGATCTGGTTATGAGTTAGTGAGAGCTGACGAATACAAAGATGCAGACTATCCTGTTGTCATAGACGGTAAATACGCTGGAGTCATTGGAGTAGGTGGCCTTCTCCTGGCAAGGATACCTGAAGAACTCGCACAGTCTCGTATGGACTATCAGAAAAGACAAACTGAAGGTCAAGACGAAGCAGTGGAAAACGACTTACTGAAGGATCAGGACAGACGAATGCCGATGAAATTCGAGCGTTCAAGCAAAAACTTCGGTGGTACAAAGAAGTAATTCTTAAACATCGAAATAATATCAACCCGAACTGGAGGCCGTTTTACGACGGCAGGTTCATAAGGAGTAATAACTATGGCAAATAGAAACACACAAGGCTTTGGTTTGATTCCACAAGGTACGATCGGTTCTACACCGGCTACTGGTGGACAAGGCAAATACCTTATCGATGCTGGCTATAATGCTGATTTGTTCCAAGGTACAGCTGTAAAAAGCTCTGCTGGTTACATTATCACTGCACAAGCTGCCATCACTAACACTTGTATAGGTGTGTTGAATGGAATATTCTACAACGACGCTACTACTAAGAAGCCTACGTTCGCGAATTTCTACAACCAACCTATTACTCCAGCTAATAGCGAAGACATTACTGCATTTGTAATTGACAATCCTAATCAACTTTTTGTTGGTGCGATTGATGCAGCAGCAGCTCAAGCTGAATATGGTAAAACATATGGCTTAACTGTAACTGCAGCTGGTTCAGATTTATCTGGTCAGTCAAGTTCAACTTTAACGTACGCTACTAGACATGCAACGAACAATCAATGGAGATTGGTAAGAACTGCAGAAGACCCTGAAAACAACGATATCGCAGCAGCGAATTGTTCAGTGGTTGTTGCACACAACTTAAACCAATACTTCACTGGTGCCGTTTCATGGGCATAATCGAATAGGAGATTAAATTATGGCAATATCAAGAGCACAGCTAGTTAAAGAACTAGAGCCAGGTTTGAATGCACTATTCGGCCTGGAGTACAAAAGGTATGAAAATCAGCATGCTGAGATTTATACTACAGAATCATCTGACAGAGCTTTCGAAGAGGAAGTAATGTTAAGTGGTTTTGCAAACGCAGACGTAAAAGCAGAAGGTCAAGGAATTGCGTACGACGACGCGCAAGAAACTTACACTGCTAGATACACAATGGAAACGATCGCTTTAGCTTTCGCTATCACAGAAGAAGCAATAGAGGACAACCTTTATGACAGACTTTCTTCTAGATACACAAAAGCTTTAGCAAGATCTATGTCTAATGCTAAAGAAGTTAAAGGCGCAGCAGTCTTGAACAATGGTTTACCGGGTATAGCCGCGGGAACTGCTTTTCAAACAGGTGACGGCGTTAACTTAATGGCTACTAATCACCCGACTATCGCGGGTACTGTAAGCAATACTTTAGCAACACAAGCAGACTTAAACGAAACTTCATTAGAGCAGTCTTTGATTGACATCGCTGCAATGACTGATGAAAGAGGTTTAAGAATCGCAGCTAAAGGAGTTAAAATGATAATTCCTTCTGCGAATCAGTTCACTGCTGAAAGACTTATGAAGTCTCAAGGTAGAACTCAAACTGCTGATAATGACATCAATGCAATCAACAGCATGGGAATGATTCCTCAAGGTTACAGAGTGAATAATTTCTTAACTGACCCTGATTCATTCTACATTATCACTGACGTTCCAAACGGTATGAAAATGTTCTCAAGAGCTCCATTGACAACTTCAATGGAAGGAGACTTTGATACTGGTAACGTAAGATACAAAGCTAGAGAAAGATACGCTTTCGGCGCATCTGACTTTAGAGGTATCTTCGGTGTTGAAGGTGCGTAAGCATAACTAAGTAATTTTGTGGCCGGACATAGTTCGGCCACATTTAAAAAATAACATGGTGGGATTCATGAAAACATTCACAGTTACAATATGGGCATACGATCATTACGCAAAATTTAATGTTTCTGCGGAAGATAATGCTATTTCTCTTGAAAAAGCAATCCTTGACAAACTAGGAGAAAAAAGTATAAACTGGGAATATCTTGGTAATTCATATGATAACCGAGTAAACAGAATAACCTATGAGGAGGTTGTTGATGATACAAGACCTATACAAACAAAAAAGGTCCTTGGAGTTGAAGTGGGAACAGGAGCATCTGGATCATGACAGATACACTCTTGAGATGGTCAGAATCGATGACAAAGTTAAAGAAGTCATCACAAAGATCAAGCTGGAAGAAGCAGCTATTGCCCATAGACAGAATACTGTTGAAGGTGCAACTCCACAAGTTTCTGTAGCTTCTTAATCAAAAGCTACATCGCTGAAATTGCATAAATACCTTAGGCTCTCTTGCACTCTACTAAAATCTAATATATAACTCTTATAACTATACAATTAAATAGAGCACAGACGCGTATAGTCGACGGCCTAGAGACTGTGTTCGGAAACTAGGAGGATATAATTATGGCAAATACTACATTCACAGGACCAGTCCGATCGGAAAATGGTTTTGAAAACGTAACAAAAAACACAACTACAGGTGCATTTACATCTAATGCAGCTTATGGAAAAACTATTAGAGGCGGTGTTCAATCTTTATCAGGAGCAGGTGCAGTTGATCTAACTAACCTAATAACTGAAGTAACTACTACTGGAGCTGATGCATTAACTTTAGCTGATGGTACAACTTCAGGACAAATCAAAATCATTAACATGATTGTTGATGGTGGAGATGGAACTTTAACTCCAGCTACTTTTGCAAACGGAACTACAATTACTTTCGATGCAGTAGGAGAGTCAGCTACTTTAGTTTGGAACAGCACTGTTGGTTGGGTTGCAACTTCGACAGTTGGTGCAACAATAGCGTAATAATTAATTTAGTGTGGGCTTCGGCCCACATAAATTTTAGGAGAATAAAATTATGTCAATAACATCAAAAGTTAGACAATCAGTAATTCTAGCAGCAGATGGACAAGTACAGGCATTAGTAGGTGGTTCAGCAGCCAACATTACTAAAGCAAATATTATGACTGTGTTTGCTCAATCAAGTGCAGCTGATGCTGAAATTAAACTTTACAATGAAATAGGAAGTGGTGTAACTGCTTCTAAATTAATTTTTCATGGTAAGTTTGGTACAGCAGCTAATCATGTGCATGAATTTAAATTACCAGGAGCCGGTATTTATGCTGACACTGGAATATATGCAGATTTAACTAACGTAGACTTTTTCTATATAGTCGGAACATTTTAGAGGATTAGCCAATGGCGAATACTACTTCCTCATCATATTCATTTGATCAGGATTTCTCAATAGATGAAATAATTGCAGATGCGTATGAACGTTTGGGTCTTGTAGGAACAGCAGGACACCAAATTAAAACTGCAAGAAGATCACTAAATATTTTATTTCAAGAATGGGGTAATAGAGGAATACATTTTTGGGAAGTAGGAAATACTAATGTTAACTTAGTTCAAGGTTCAACAACTAATATTGATGCTACAGCTGAAGGATCTGGTGTTTACACTTTTTACAGAAATGCTACAGATGTGCCTGGAGGTGGTGAACCACCACAAGCTACAACAGTTCCAACAGCAAACGTTTATGGTATTTCAGATATCCTAAATGTTTCTTACAGACAAAACTATAACACAACAAATCAATCAGATATTGGATTAACTAAAGTTGCAAGAGATGCATACGCTGCGACTGCAAACAAAGCATCGAGTGGAACACCATCACAATTTTGGGTACAAAGATTTATAGATAAAGTTACACTAACTATTTATCCTTTACCTAACTCAACTGCTGCATCAAATTTTTTAAATGTTTATTATGTTAGAAGAATACAGGATGCAGGAGCATATACTAACGCAAGTGATACACCTTTTAGATTTGTACCATGTATGGTTTCAGGACTATCATATTATTTATCTATGAAGTTTGCACCACAAAGAACACAGGAGATGAAGTTGTTGTACGAGGATGAATTAGCTAGAGCATTATCTGAAGATGGTTCTGCAGCTAGCACATTTATCACTCCGAAGACATACTATCCAAACGTATAATGGCTAGATTTGCAAAAGGTAGTAGAGCATTAGCAATATCTGATAGATCAGGAGCCGCATTTCCATATAGAGAAATGGTAAAAGAATGGACTGGTGCTTGGGTACATATTTCTGAATTTGAACCTAAACAACCACAATTAGAACCACATCCTGTAGGAGCGGACCCACAAGGATTACAACATGCAAGACCTGCAAGAGTAGAATTTCCTGTTTTAGATATTTTACCGAATAATCCTTTTCAAACATATCAAGTAGGTTCACCTATTGTAAACGTTTTGTTACCTGGTCATGGTTATGAAACTGGTGATGTAAAAAGATTTAGAGGTTCACCAGGAACAGCAGGTACTTTTAGTACTCCAAAAGGAGTAGGAGGAATAACAGGATCTACAATTGCAAAAGCTGCTGGATATACTATAACTGTAGGAAAATATATTAATGGTGCTATAAATACCAATGGAACAAACGGAACAGATTGGTTTCATTTTAGTGCTGACACAAACGCAACAAGTGTTGTAAACGGAGGAGGAGGATATCCAGTCTCAGTTGGACCGGTAACCTTAGAAGCATAATGGCAGGATATACATACGCAACTTTAACAGATGATATTAGAAACTACACAGAAGTAGATGCAAACGTATTTACCGCTGCTGTTATAAATAGATTTATAGAAAACGCAGAACACAGAATTAATTTAGATGTTCCTATGGATTCTGATAGAATTATGGCACAAGGACAGTTTGCACAAAACTTTAATAGTATAACAGTGCCAACAAAAACTTTATTTGTTAGAGGTGTGCAAGTATTTAATTCAACATCCGCTACTACTGATCAAGGATTTTGGTTAGAGAGACGTGATCAAACTTTTATTACTGAGTATGTTGGAGAAGCAACAGGTCCCTCAGGTGGATCTACAGGACAAAATGTTAAAGGATTACCTAAATATTATTCTATGTTTGGTGGTGCTACTACAGGAGTAGACACAGCCACTTCTGGGGCTATATTTGTAGCTCCAACACCTGATCAAAATTATCAATATATTATCCATTATAATGCTCAACCTACAGGTCTAGAAACTAATACAGCTGGTACGTATGTTAGTAATTACTTTCCACAAGGATTATTATATGCATGTTTAGTAGAGGCATTTATGTTTTTAAAAGGTCCAACAGATATGTTGACACTATACGAAAATAGATATAAAACAGAGTTACAAAAGTTTGCAGCAATGCAAATTGGAAGAAGAAGACGAGACGATTACACGGATGGTACACTAAGAATTCCAATCGAGTCACCGCCTCAGTAATTAGGAGAAAAATATTATGGCAATAACATCGGCAGTATGTAACAGTTTTAAAACAGAAGTTTTACAAGGCTTACATAATTTTACAGCGTCGTCTGGAAACACTTTTAAAATAGCTTTATACACAAGTAGTGCTACTTTAAATAAATCAACTACAGCTTACAGTACATCAAACGAAATTACTAACACATCAGGTTCAGCTTATAGTGCAGGTGGTGCAACACTTACAAGTGTAACTCCAGCTTTATCAACTGACACAGCTTGTTGTGATTTTGCAGACGTTAGTTTTACTTCTGCTTCATTCACAGCAAACGGATGTTTAATTTATAATGATACAAACTCTGATAGAGCAGTTTGTGCAATCGCATTTGGTGGAGACAAAACTGTATCAAGTGGAACTTTTACAATTCAATTTCCAACAGCAGACGCATCTAACGCAATCCTTCGTATAGCATAAGGAGGAATTCCTTATGTCTACATCAGTTTGGGGTGGAGATAGTCCTTCAGTAGCCTGGAATGAAAATTCTTGGGAATCTAACGTTCTTACTGTTACTTTAACTGGTGTATCAACTACATCTAGTGTAGGTGAATTAACAGCATTTCCAGAACAAGGTTGGGGTGGAGCCCAATGGGGAAATGATGGTTGGGGTGTAAATTATTCTGTTTTACCTACGGGTTTAAATATTACTTCAAGTCTTGGAACTGTTTTAGCAGAACAATTTATAGACGCTCCATTAACAGGTCTTAGTACCACATCTTCTTTAGGATCACTAACTTTTGATTTAAACACTATTGCAGCACCAACAGGTGTTAACGCAACAACAGAACTTGGAAGTTTTGACAATGCCGGTACTTTAGTTGGTTGGGGTAGAAATGGTTGGGGTGAAGAACCTTATGGAGATTCATTTAATAAATTAGAACAACCAGCCGGAGTTAGTGCAACAGGTAGTGTTGGTTCTTTAGGTTTTGATTTAACTTCTGTAATATCTACAACAGGAGTTAGTGCAACAACCAGTATTGGTTCTTTAACTTTTGTTATAGATTCTACACCTGTCATAACAGGTGTTACCACAACTGCTAGTGTAGGAAGTATCGCTCCAGCCGATGTTATGGGATTAACTGGAGTATCCGCAACTGCTAGTGTAGGAAGTATCGCTCCAGCCGATGTTATGGGACTAACAGGAGTGTCTGCAACATCTTCTATAGGAGATGTAGAAATAACAAGAGAGGAAATTGTAATTCCTACGGGACAATCTTTAACAAGTAATTTAGGTTCTCTTACATTAGAAATAGGAGTCCCATTAACAGGAGTCTCATCAACAGCAAGCACAGGGTCTATTACACCTGCAGATGTTGTGGGATTAACAGGAGTACAAGCAACAACAAGTGTCGGTGATTCTGGATTAATTCTTCAATATTACAGAACATTAACACCTAAAGTTAGCTCAGGTTATACAATAAAAACACCTGCATAATTATAATTGACTTTATAATAAATAGATAATATAAAATAACACTTATTAGGAGTATAAAAGTATGGCATCAACATTTTCAGACTTAGGAATAGAACTAATGGCAACCGGCGAAAACGCTGGTACATGGGGAACAAAAACAAACGCTAATTTAAATCTTATAGAACAACTTACAGGTGGTCACCTAGAAGTATCAATTGCAGGTGGTGCACAAACTACAGCCTTAGATATAGATAATGGTGCTTTAACAGGTACTGCTCAACAAAGAGTTTTAGAATTAACAGGAACAATTACAGGAAATCAAATTGTTACATTTCCTGTTAACACAGAAAATTTTTATTTTATAAAAAACGGCACTTCAGGTGCTTACACAGTACAATTGAAAGCAGCATCAGGAAGTGGTGCTACAGTTACTTATTCAACAACTGATAAAGGTTGGAAAATTATTTATCTTGATGGTGTTGCAACAAATACTGGACTTTATCAACTTAATGATAATTTATCAGGTTTAAAAGTTGGAACAGATGTACAAGCCTATGATGCACAATTAGCCGACGTTGCGGGTTTAGCTGTAACTGACGGAGGTTTTATTGTTGGTGACGGTTCTAATTTTGTTTTAGAAACTGGCGCTACTGCAAGAACTTCAATAGGGTTAGGTACTTCTTCAGATGTTCAATTTAATGATCAACAAGTAGATTCTTTAGGAGTAGGAACTGCTGCATCAGGAACTACTGGAGAAATAAGAGCTACTAATGACGTAACAGCTTTCTATTCTTCTGACATTGCACTTAAAGAAAATATTACAAACATACCTAATCCATTAGACGCACTTAAAAAGTTAAATGGAGTTTTATTTGATTGGAAAAAAGAATACATTGATAACAGAGGTGGTGAAGATGGCTACTTCGTTAGAAAAAAAGATGTAGGTGTTATAGCTCAAGAAGTAGAAAAAGTTTTACCTGAAGCGGTTGCACAAAGACCGGATGGTGTTAAAGCAGTTAAATATGACAGACTTACTTGTCTATTGATTGAAGCAGTAAAACAATTACAAGACAAGGTAGACAGTTTATCAAATAAGGGGAAATAATATGGCTGTCCCTAGTAACCCTAAATTATCAGACATTCAAACAGAATTTGGTGGGTCTAATCCAATAGAACTTACAGAATATTATTCTGGAGGACCTTTAGTTCCTGCAACTACACCTGCTCCTAATGGACCAATTGCAAGTTCAGGTGCAATCACTATGGGATCTTTTAGAGGAGCTGAATTAGTAACTTTTTTAAGTGCTTCTGGTGGAACAGTAACAACATCAGGAGATTTTAAAATTCATACGTTTACAGGACCAGGTACTTTTTCAGTTTCATCCACATCGAATTCAGCACCATTAAATGAAGTTTCTTATATGATCGTTGCCGGAGGCGGCGGAGGAGGAACTTCAGAAAACCCGGGTAACTGGGAAAACGGTGGCGGCGGTGGCGCAGGTGGTTACAGAGAACGTAGAGCAGGTAATGATAGTTTTTCAACCTCTCCAAAAAATGGAGCAACACCAATTACAGTTTCAGCAACAAGTTATCCAATAAGCATCGGCGGTGGCGGTGGCGGCGGTAATCCTGGTAATGGTACTACTAGAGGAAGTAGCGGCGGAACTAGTTCTGCATTAGGACAGTCAGGCACTGGCGGTGGCGGTGGTGGGGGTAACCACGCTCCACAAGAAAATGGTAGTTCTGGTGGATCTGGCGGCGGCGGTGCTGGTGCTGGTGGTTCAGGAGGCGGTGGTAATTCACCTCCAAGAAACCCACCTCAAGGAAATAGTGGTGGTACCGGTAACACAGGAAACCCAAGACCCGGCTCTGGAGCTGGCGCGGGAGGCGGTGCAAATGGTGGTGGTGGTAGCGGATCTAATCAACAAGGTGGCTCCGGTGGTAGTGGCGCAACATGTTCAATAACCGGTAGCGGTGTATCACGATCAGGTGGTGGCGGCGGATCTGGAGGTAATCCAGGAGGAGGATCTTCTGGAGGAGGAAATGGAGCAAATAGTAACGGAGGAAATGGAAGTTCAAACAGAGGTGGCGGCGGTGGTGGCGCTGAACTTAGCGGCGGTGGAAACGGCGGTTCTGGTATAGTAGTAATAAGGTATAAGTATCAATAATATGGCACACTTTGCAAAAATAAATGATGAAAACGAAGTTATTAATGTTTTACATGTTGATAATGACAATATTCAAAATGATCAAAATATAGAAACTGAATCAGTAGGACAAACTTATTTAGAAACACATAATAATTGGCCTGCAGATAAATGGATTCAATGTTCTTATAACACAGTAGCTAACACACATAAATCTGGCGGAAGTCCTTTTAGAGGTAATTACCCATCTATTGGATTTACTTGGGACTCAACAAATAATATATTTTGGCCACCAAAACCTTTTGCTTCTTGGGTAAAGCATATTGAATCAGCAAAATGGAAATCTCCTATAGGAGATCCTCCTGCATTAACAAATGAAGAAGAATCATCTGGTAAATACTACGATTGGAATGAAACTGATCAAACTTGGAATTTAATAAACCCCACGTAATTGACATTTTATAACATCTGTGTATATTGTTTATATGCAGAAGAAAGTACTAACAGAACAAGCAATATATTACGGTGATGTTAAAATGCCTGATGGCTGGGAATTAAGTCAAGAACAGTTTACAAGTGACATATTAGAATCAAAATATACTAGAAATCAATTTAAATTTTCTAAAAACCATGATCGATTAAATTCATATATAATTGAACATATAAATTTAAAATATAAAATCCCTCTTTGTCAAATAGAAACTTGGGGAAATATATATAAACCTAAAGAAGTGACTAAATTAATGTTAGAAGCAGATTTAATGAATCTAAAATCATCTCCTGATTTTGTTGTTTTATATGGTGTTAAAGTAAAAGATTGTATTGTTCACATTAATTATGATGACAATAGGAAGAAAGACAACATTTGGTCTATACCATTAACTGATAATCAATTTATAATGTTTCCTTCTACAAATACTTACCATATCGAAAACAATCAAAACGATTCGTTAAATTTTATACAAGTAATTACATATACTTTAGATTAATACATGCGAATTTTAGCATTTAATACTACGCACGACAGTTCTGTATGCTGTGTAAATAACGGTGACATAGAGTTTTTCTGTAAAGAAGAAAGATTAACTAGAATTAAAAGAGACAATAATCCTTTCAAATCATTAGATTTATTTAAATCTCAAAATACAAAACCTATTGATCATATACTTTTTTGTACTCCATCTAATAGAGAAGGTGACGTTCAATATATCTACGATCAATATATTAGAAAACTATTTAATGTAGAGATGGAAAACTTTTCTTTCTTAACACATCATCTGTGTCATGCTTCTTCTGCATTTTACAATAGTGGATTTAAACAAGCTTTATCATTTGTAATAGATAGAAATGGTTCTATTGTTTTTAACAATAACACTGACTCATGTAGAGAGGCAGAAAGTGTTTTTATTTGTAGCTATCCAGATGATATAAAACCAATATATAAATCTTTTTGGACAAATAATTTAATTGCTATTGATAAGGATAATTTAAAAATACATTTGAAAAACATATATCCAAGTATAGATATAAATATTGACAATGAGTATTCTATAACAAAAGTCTACGAAGCAGCAACTACTTTAATAGGACAAAACATTTTAGAAAATGGAAAAACAATGGGTCTGTCATCATATGGTTTAAATAAAAAGTATGAGTCTTTATTTTTAAATGGAAACCCTATTACTAATTATTTTAATCATTCATATAAAGATAACGACAATGTTGTAACTTTTAATGGATTAGAAGATAAAATTACAAACTACATAACACAAGAAAATTATCAATTCTATGCAGACAAAGCAAAACATGTTCAACTAGAAACTCAAAGAGAAACACTTACATTAATAAAAAAATATGTAGAAAAAACAAAAATAACAAACGTATGTATATCGGGTGGCTATGGTTTAAATGTGGTTGCAAATAATTTTTACATAAAAAATCTACCTAATGTTAATTTTTATTTTGAACCATTATCTGATGACACAGGTATTTCTATTGGGGCGGCATATCTAAAATATAGAAACGTAACTAAAGATAATAAAATTAAAACACCTAAAAATAATTTTTATCATTACTATAAAGACACTAAAATAAATAAAGGAACAAAAGCATCAATAAAAGATATTTGTAAATTATTAAATAATCAAAAGAGCGTAGCTATTTTTGAAGGTTGTGCTGAAGCAGGACCCAGAGCATTAGGACACCGATCAATATTATTTGATGCAAGAAATAAAGACTGTAAGAATTTAGTTAATAAAATTAAAAATAGAGAGTGGTATAGACCGTTTGCAGGAGTAATACTTAAAGAACATTTTAAAAAATATTTTAATACTTTAGGTTTAAATGAATCTAAAGACATGACTATTAATTTTGAATGCCATAAAGACACTTTAAAATTAGTTCCTGGTATAGTTCACGTAGATAAAACATGTAGAGTTCAAACAGTTGAATCTGGTTTTATGTATCAGTTACTTACAGAATTTAATAAATTAACAAAATGTCCTATGTTATTAAATACAAGTCTTAATCTAGCAGGACAACCATTAGTAAATACAAAAGAAGAAGCATGTGAATTATTGAATAATAGTAAATTAGATGCTATATATTTTGTAGACGACAAAAAAATTTTATACAGAAAATGAATTTATATAACTCATATTATTATTTTAAAAGCGCCTTATCACATAGATTTTGTGACGAAGTAATAAAACATGCTTTGCAAAAGAAAGAAACTTTAGGTTTGACAGGTGAATATCAAGACGACGAATTAAATAAAAAAAATTTAAAGAAACTTAGAAAAATAAGAAATTCTGATTTAGTTTGGTTAAATGACAATTGGATTTACAAAGAAATTAAACCATATGTTAATATAGCTAACAACATGGCTGGTTGGAATTTTCAATGGGATTTTTCTGAAGAAATACAATTTACAAAATATAAACATAATCAATTTTACGATTGGCATTGTGATAGTTGGATCAGACCTTATCATAAACCAGATAGTCCACAACAACATGGTAAGATTAGAAAACTATCTATGACATGCCAATTAACAGATAGTTCAGAATACAAAGGAGGCGAATTAGAATTTGATTTTAGAAATAGACACCCTAAAGAAAACACCGTACATCAATGCAATGAAATATTACCGAAAGGATCTATTATTGTTTTTCCTTCTTTTGTTTGGCATAGGGTAAGACCAGTCACAGCCGGCACTAGATATTCTCTTGTGCTTTGGAATTTAGGAAATTCTTTTATATAAAAATATGCAAAAAATAACTATACTAGATAATTTTTTAACAGATAAACAATGTGATAGTTTAATTAACTTTTACAATTCTAAACCTCAGCCATCAAAATATCTTACAACACATCCTCTAAATCTATCTATTAATGATCATAAAACATTAACTAAAAAAATAAATAAAATAGGTATTGATATAAATAAGTCTATCATTGATTGGTTTCAAATAGTTAAGTGGCCTTTTCCAAACGTGGGTATGGATATGCATATAGATGATGCTTCTATTAAAACTACTTTAAGCGCTGTAATATATTTAAATGATAATTATCTAGGTGGTTATACTCATTTTAATTGCAGGACTCATATAGCTCCAGTTAAAGGTAGAGCAATTTTTTTTGATGGAAAAAAATATAAACATGGGGTTTCTATTATTGATAAAGGAGAAAGATACACAGTAGCAGCATGGTTAAAAAATGAAAAAAAATAAATTAAAAATAAAAAAGAATTTTTTAAGAAAAGATTTATATCTTGCTATGAAAAGTATGATTACTGATAGTAATTTTAGTTGGTATCTACAACATGGTATTACTTATAAATATAATAAAGATATTTTTTTTACTCATAATTTTTTTACTGAATATGGTATTAATAGCTCTTACTATGAAGATATAGTAATTCCTTTTGTTGAAAAATTAAAAATAAAAAAATTATTAAGAGCAAAATTAAATCTTTATACAAAAACAAATAAAGAAATTATACATGGTTTTCATACAGATAGAGAAGATGATCACATGGTTGCTTTGTTTTATTTTAACAAAAACAATGGACATACTTTATTTAGAAAAGATAAAGTAAAACCAGAAGATAACAAAATTGTAATGTTTGATGGTTCGTTAGAACACACTAGTACGAGTTGTACAGATGAAGATTATAGAATAACTTTAAATATAAATTATGTCTAAAAATATATTACCTAACGAAACAGCATATATAAAAAGTAAATTAAATAAAGAAGCTATGGATAAATTAAAATCTTATATAAAAAATAAAAAAAGCACCTATAACTATAGATTAGCTGGAAATATATCCAATTCTTTTTTATTAGAAGATAAAGATAATTGGTTTTTTAATAATGTTTTATTAAAATTAATGAGTGAATATGACGGAAAAGATATATCAGCAATTGTACCCTCTGTTTTAACAAAAAATTGTGCGTTTGTTTTAGATAATTTTTGGGTTAATTTTCAAAATAAATATGAATTTAATCCACTTCATCATCATGATGGTGTTTTTTCTTTTGTAGTATGGATGGAAATTCCATCTAGTTATAAAAAAGAAAAAGAATTAAAATTTGCAAAAGACTCTAATTCACCAAACCCAAATACTTTTGAATTTGTTTATACAAATATATTTGGTAGAATACGTGTAGAAAAATTTAATTTAGAACCAAAAGATAAAGGAACCATTTTATTGTTTCCTTCATATTTATCACATCAAGTCTATCCTTTTTATTTATCAAATAAAAAACGAATAAGTATTTCTGGAAACATAAAATTAGACCCAACAAAACATGTATAAAGATTTTTTAATTGTAGACAATTGGTATAATCAAAAAGAACTAGATTCTATTTATAAAGAACTAGATTTTTTATCTTTAGAAATGTCTAGTTCTGAACAAGTCAAAGGACCTGCCTTAGATGAAAATAATAAACCTAAATTAAAAGGTTTTAGAATATATCCTTACGATATCTATTCAGAAAAAGGTATTGAATATTCACCTATTTTAAAATCAGTTAATAAATTTAAAGACAAAGACTTTCACAAAAAAGTAGAAAAAACATTTAAAGATACAGGCACAGCTTTGTTTGAACAATTTACGGGAACAAATTATTCTCAGACATTAATTAATTATTTTGAAAATGATAATTATTATAAAGAACATTATGATGGTTTTCAATTTACAGCATTAATTTTTATTTTTAAAGAACCTAAATCTTTTACAGGAGGTGATTTTTATTTTACAAGAATAAATAAAAAAATAGAATGTAAAAATAATAGATTGGTTTTATTTCCATCTTTTTATTATCATGGAACAAATGAAATTAAATCTAAATTAAATAAAAAAAATCACGGTAGGTATTCAATAGCTACTTTTTTTTCAACGAGGACGTAAGCATGTTTAATATTTTTAGTTCTTATTTATCAGTAGATACTTTTAAATTTGATGTAAAAAAATATAAAAAAGAAATCCTAGACTTTAAATCTATAAATAATACTGTTATTAAAAGTAATTATGGAGGATGGCAAAGCGATAGTTTTAAAACAGTGCCTAAAAATTTTTTAGGTCTATTTAAAAAAATTAATTCTAATGTTAAAAAAATAGAAAAAAAGTTATCTCTTTCAAAAAAATTAAAATTAAGTAATTTATGGTATAATGTTAATGGTTTAAGTTCATTTAATAGACCACATGACCACAAAGGATCTGTTATATCGGGAGTATATTATATTTCAATTCCTAAAAATTCAGGATCTATAGTTTTTTTAGGTAGAGATATTGATACATTTTACACTTCAGTGGATTCATATAATCATTATAATTCATCAATTTGGAAAATAGAACCAGAGGAAAATATATGTATTTTATTTCCCTCTTATTTAAAACATTATGTTGAACCTAATTTAAATAAAAAAGAAAGAGTAAGTATAAGTTTTAATTATGTCTTTTAAAAAAAATAAATACATAGTAATTAGAAAAGCAATATCAAAAGATTTAGCAATTTTTGTCGCTAATTATTTTAATATGAAAAAACAAGTCTTTGATACTTTTAAAAAGTATAGATATATTTCTCCTTTTGAAAATTCTTTTGGATACTATGAAAATGAAAATGAACAAATACCAAATACATATTCACATTACTCTGACATAGCTATGGAAACTCTTATGTTAAAATGTCAACCAAAAATGGAAGAAGTCACTGGATTAAAATTATATCCAGCTTACACTTATGCTAGAATTTATAAAAAAGGTGATCAACTCACAAGACACAAAGATAGATTTAGTTGTGAGATATCTACTACTATGAATCTTGGTGGCGACCCTTGGTCTATCTATTTAGAGCCATCTGGTAAAGAAGGTAAGAAAGGTATTAAAGTAGATTTAAAACCAGGAGATATGTTAGTTTATTCTGGTTGTGATCTAGAACATTGGAGAGAAAAATTTAAAGGTGAAGAATGTGTACAAGTATTCTTACACTATAATAATATTAAAACACCGGGAGCTAAAAAAAATATGTTTGATAAACGCTTACATTTAGGTTTACCCAGTTGGTTTAAAATAAATGAATGATTGGGTTATACATACAAAAATAGATATTACAGGTTGTAAAAAAACTTTAGATAATATAATAAAAAAAATATCTCCTTTATCAGTAGAACATAGAAGCACCAAAGGCATTAATTCAAAACAATATTTACTTGATAAATATCAAAATAAATTTTTAAAAATACAAGAGGATGTAAAAAAACAAATTAAAACACACATCAATATTAAAAATAATTTAAATTTAATAGCGGCATGGACTGTGTTAGGTTATGAAAATAGTTATCATTCTGTGCATAATCATAATGACCCTACCAATCACGTAGCCTCTGTTTTGTACTTAAAAGTACCTAAACCTAAAATAAATAAGGGAGGACAATTTTATTTTTTTATTAGGGATAAAAATTTAAATATTACGTATCATGAAATTAAACCAAAAGAAGGAAGTTTAATAATTATGCCCATACATATATTTCATGGTGCTTATCCTCAAGCAAAAGGTTTAAGACAAACTCTTAACATGGATTTTGAAATTGAAAAACTTTGTTAATTATTTAACTGATCCTGTATTAGCTACACCTGAACAACAAAAAAATGAAATATGGGATGTAGAAGGTAGACTTAAAAATGCTAATCAGTCTTTTAAATTTGACATAAGACCTTTAAGATCTGTAAATAACAGAGCAGAAAAAACAGGTTATTTTAAAACTAAATCAGATAAAATGGTTTTTGAAACTATTGACCAATGGGTTATATTTGATACGGAAGAGTTAAACGAATATGTTAAATCTACGAATAAAAAAGACTTTAATATAGAAGAATTACTAAATAATTTATCTTGGAATTTGATAATTGATAAAGTAGAGTAGTATTATGCTACAAAAATTAGGATTTTTACCAGGTTTTAACAAACAAGTTACATCTACAGGAGCTGAGTCACAGTGGACAGACGGGGAAAATGTACGTTTTAGATATGGTACACCTGAAAAAATAGGTGGGTGGTCTCAATTAGGCTCTGAAAAACTAACAGGTGTTGCAAGAGGTTTACATCATTTTGTTAATAAAAATTCAATTAAATATGCTGCTATTGGAACAAACAGGATTTTATATGTTTATTCTGGTGGTGTGTATTATGACATACATCCTCTAGTTAATCCATCAGGCACAGCTATTACAAATGCATTTAGCACGGTTAATGGATCACCTACTGTCACTATAAGTTTTGCTGGAGCACATGGTTTTATAGCAGGAGACATAATTTTATTTGGTGATACAACAACTTTTAGTGCTATTACTGATTCTAATTTTACAGCCACAGATTTTGCTGATAAAAAATTTATGGTGACTTCTGTAATAGACGCTCTCACAATTACAATTACAATGCCTAGTAACGAAACAGGAAGTGGAGCCAGTACTTCTGGAGGTATAACTTATTTTAGATATTATCACGTAGGACCCGCAGAACAAGCAGGTGCTTATGGTTGGGGTATATCTTTATGGGGTGGAAATGTTACTGGACCAATAACAACTACTTTAAATGGATCACTAAGTGCTAATGCATTTGGTACAGGTGGTTCAGGAACAAGTATCACACTGACAAGTACAGTAGGTTTTCCAACTACTGGAACAAACTTTATACAAGTTGGAACAGAAGAAATTTCTTATACAGGTGTATCAGGAAATGATTTAACTGGTATTACTAGAAATGTTAGAGGAACTACAAACGCATCTCATTCAAGCGGAGACACGGTAACAAACACATCTAGTTTTACAGGATGGGGTTCTGCTGCGGTTAATACCGATTCAGTATTAGATCCTGGTCTATGGTCTTTAGATAATTTAGGAAGTACCTTGATTGCTTTAATACATAATGGTGAATGCTTTCAATGGAATGGTGATTTAACTAATGCAACTGCAACTCGTGCAACTATTATCAGTGGTGCACCAACAGCGTCACGTGATATGTTAGTGTCCACACCAGATCGTCACTTAGTTTTCTTTGGAACAGAAACAACTATTGGTGATAAAAATACACAAGATGATATGTTTATCAGATTTTCTTCTCAAGAAGATATTACAGACTACACACCAACAGCTGAGAATAGTGCTGGTACACAAAGACTGGCCGCCGGATCACGGATCGTGGGTGCTAAACTTGGTAGAAATGCAATATATATTTGGAGTGACAATTCTTTATTTACTATGAGATTTGTTGGAACACCTTTTACGTTTGCGTTTGAACAAGTTGGTACTAACTGTGGATTAATAGGACAGAACGCAGCTGTCGAAGTTGATGGTGCTGCGTATTGGATGTCTGACAATGGTTTCTTTAGATACACCGGTAAACTAGAATCTATGGATTGTTTGGTTGAAGACTATGTTTATGAGGATTTAAATACTTTATCTAGTCAATTAGTTTATGCAGGTATTAATAATTTGTTTGGTGAGGTTACTTGGTTTTATCCAACAGCTACATCCAATAGTGTTAATAGAGCGGTTACTTATAGTTATCTAGATTCTACACCTAAACGACCTATATGGTTTACAAACGCTAGTGGTTTATTTGCTAGAACAACTTGGGTAGATTCTGCTGTGTTTGGTTTACCACACGCAACCCAATACGATGCAGATGATGATACTTCGTTTGATGTAATTGGAAACACAGAAGGTATTACCTACTACTATGAACATGAAACAGGAGTTAATCAAATAAGAGGAGGAGCTACAACAGCTATTCCAGCTAATATAACATCTGGTGATTATGACATCACACAAAAAGTTGTTAGAGGGGCAGCAACTAGTTTAGGTGATCTTAGGGGTGATGGTGAAAATATTATGCGAGTTAGTAGAATTATACCTGACTTTATTTCTCAACAAGGAAACGCTATCATACAACTAGATTTAAGAAATTATTCTAATGATGCAGCAACAAGCTCATCATTAGGTCCTTTTACTGTATCATCTTCTACTGATAAAGTAGACACACGTGCAAGAGGAAGAGCAATAGCTCTTACTATATCTAATACTGCGGTAGATAGTAGTTGGAAACTAGGAACTTTTAGGTTAGATATACACGCTGGAGGAAGACGATAATGGAACAACTAGTAATGGCTATAGCGTTGCCACTAGCTAAACAATACGGCATGAATAAAGCTTTAGATATAGCTTATGAAAGGTTGGGTATAGCCTCTCCTGAAGAACAGAATCCATTAATTTTTGGAATGAATCAACCTTTTGCTGCTGGTAATATAGGTGATTCTATAAAAAGAAGTTTACTTAGAAAAGGAGTTGGTACTGTGTTTAACAGTATGCCTTCAGGTGTATTACCTATTCTTGGATTTACGGGCGTAGCAAGTTTAGCAAATAAATATAGAAAACAACTTACTGGTTATGATACACAAGCTGCTTATGAAGCAGCTCGACAGGAACGAATAGCAAATAAAAGATTAGATAACATTACAGATAGAATGCTTGATGGTAAAGATTATGCAAACTATGAAGATGCATTACTAGACAGTGGTGCAGGTGCTATAAAAATTGATGATACTATTTACTCAGGTCCTGATTATCAAGGTACTAATGAACGTGATGGTGGTCAAGATATTGGTCCAACAACAAGTTCTAGTGTAGGATATACGAGTAAAGATGCAGACAGAGAAAGCTATAGAGGTAGATTTTCTGAAGGAGGCATTGCAAGTTTATGGCAAAGATAGTTCAAACACTAACAAGAGCAAGCGCTGAGTACGAAGAAGATGTAGCTCACTCATTAGTTAGAGATTTAGATGCAGTATTAGAAAAATTAAACACAACATTTCAAGAAGAATTAAAACAAGAGATAGAAGCTAGAAGCTTCTTTTTAGATTAATGGCAGTAGTAAACCAATATAAATTTGTAGGTATAGATAACAGCACAAGCGGTGGAGCACTTACACCTTTAGGTTCTGGTATTCCTGCAGTCAATGAAACAATAGTTATTAAATCAATACTTGTTACATCAGCCGGAACACCGTCTGTAACTGTTACAAACAACAGTATTACAGCTATAAAATCAGCGGCTCTTACAGCCAATGTTACAACAGAATTACTAACCCAACCTTTAATAGTTGAAGGTGGTAAAGCTTTTACAGTGCAATCAAGCACTGCAGATTCGTTTGATGTAGCTATTAGCTATCTAAATATTAAGAAAGAGGTAACAACATAATGAAAGTATACAACGCAAAAATAGAAGAAACATATAGACACAAGAAAACAGGAGAGGTTTTTAAGGAAAGAAAAGACTGGGAAGTCAAAGGTTACAAGCCAGAGGAGATGGCTCAGGACGTAAAAGTTATTATGCCACCTCTTGATTTGTTCTCAAAAACAAAGTAAAGTAGCAAAACCATGGGAATAGAAGATATACAAATTTCAGAAGAATTAGAGACTAACGCACCATCTATAAAGTATAGAGGTAACGAAGGTCCTAAATCTCCACAAGAAATGCAACAAAAAACTGAGTATGATATGCAAGAATATATAATAGAATTTGAAAATGCATTTCCTGAAATGAAAGAATTACGAGGCACTGAAGAATACATGGATATGTTAAAAGATTATTTTAGAAGTCTAGCTGGCGGTCAACCATTACCAGAAGATCCAACAAAACCTATCAATCCTTTTCAACCAAAACCAATAGGACCATTACCAGATAAAAGACAGATGGCAGCGTATGGTGGTATCATGGGTCTAGATGGTAGAAAAAAATATGGACTAGGATCATGGTTTCAAGAAAA